GGAAATCGGGCTCGCACGCACCACTAATTGCGGTGGAAGGGCTCGGAATGCCGGCATGGATGCCGCGCGATTATTCCGCTTTCGCCCGCGAAGGGATGATGAGAAATCCCATCGTGTATCGAAGCATCCGGATGATTTCGGAGGCTGCCGCCTCTGTGCCCCTCCTGCTCTACGAGGGGGAGCACGAAATCGAGGAGCATCCACTGCTCGACTTGTTGCGCCGTCCGGGTGGTGGCCAGACCACCACAGATTTTTTGGAGGCGTGGTACGGCTATTTGCTGGTCGCTGGAAACACATATATCGAAGCGATTGGATCGGGCGACCGCATCTGGGAGCTGCACGTCTTACGGCCGGACCGGGTGCGCGTTATTCCGGGCGCTAACGGGTGGCCCGAGGCGTACGAATACGCCGTCGATGGCCGCCGGATCATACTCAGCGGTGAGGTCGTGCCCGGCGTGAATCGCGTTCTTCACGTCAAGCTTTTCCATCCAGTGAATGACCATTACGGCCTGTCTCCAATCGAGGCAGCCGCAACGGCGATCGACCTCCACAATACGGCTAGCCGCTGGAACAAGGCTCTGCTCGACAATTCGGCTCGACCCTCGGGTGCGCTGGTCTACACCGCCGGTGGGCAGCTGACGGAGGAGCAGTTCAGGCGACTCAAAGCAGAGCTAGAGGAAAGCTTTCAGGGGGCGCGCAATGCAGGCCGGCCCATGCTGCTCGAGGGCGGACTCGATTGGAAAGCAATGAGCCTTTCACCCCGCGATATGGATTTCATAGAAGCGCGTCACGCCGCAGCTCGCGAAATTGCTTTGGCGCTGGGGGTGCCGCCCATGCTGCTCGGCATTCCTGGCGACAATACTTATGCCAATTATCAAGAGGCGAACCGCAGCTTCTGGCGGCAAACCGTGCTGCCTCTCGTCAATCGTGCTGCCAAATCGCTTGCGGCTTGGTTGGGGCCGGCATGGGGGAGCAAAGCGGTCGAGCTCAAGCCCGACCTCGACACCATCGAAGCTTTGTCGACGGAACGCGAGGCGCTCTGGTCCCGTGTCGAGCGATCTTCCTTTCTGACTCGCAACGAGAAGCGAGCCGCCGTGGGCTACGGGCCGCTGCCCGGCGGTGACGAGATGCCGTCCGCTTGAGGACGACGTCTGACGAACAATTCGGAAAAGACTGGATGGGTTGGATGGAGCCACTTGCTGCTCGGCCGTTGCAGGCTGTGCGAGAGGTGAAGCTCACCTCGCTGGGACTCAAGGATGTGAGCTTCAACGGCATTTTCGAAGGCTACGCGTGCCTGTTTAATCGCGAGGACTTGGGGCGCGATATCATAGTGCCCGGAGCATTTCGCGAGAGCCTTGCGAAACGTGGCCCCGCGGGCATTCGCATGCTGTTTCAGCATGATCCCAATCAGCCGATCGGCACCTGGATCACCATTCACGAGGATGCCCGCGGCCTGTTCGTACGCGGCAAGTTGGCGACAGAGGTCGCCAAGGCGCGTGAGGTCCTGTCGTTGATGAGATCCGGCGCCATCGATGGCTTATCGATCGGTTTCCGCACGGTCAAAGGAGTGCGCGACCCGCGCACAGGTGTGCGGCGTCTGGAAAAAATCGACCTTTGGGAGATCTCGATTGTCACTTTCCCGATGCAACCCGAAGCGCGGGTTTCATCCGTGAAATCCGATCCGTTCGCCGGCCGCGCGCCGACCGAGCGGGAATTCGAGCGCTGGCTCACGCAGGACGCTGGGTTCACGCGCTCAGAGGCTCGCGCTGTGATGCGCGAGGGCCTCAAAGGCCTTAGGCTCCTGCGGGATGCGGAGCGGGCCTCGTCCTGGGAAGAGCGTTTGCTGAGGCAAATCGCCGAAGCAGCGCAGCTCCTCAATCAATCTCAATCTACGAAAGGATTTCGGCCGTCATGCTGAACAATGAAGGGCTAGAGGTGAAGTCCACATCCGCCGCCGACCTCAGCATCGCATTCGAGGATTTTATGCGGGCCTTCGAGGCCTTCAAAGAAACGAACGATCGCCGTTTGTCGGAAATCGAGCGCTATATGAGCGCTGACGTTGTCACCGTCGACAAGCTGGCGCGTATCGACCGAGCTCTCGACGAGAACAAGCGAGTCATCGAGGAGCTCGTTCGCAAAGCGGCGCGACCGCAGCTCGGCTCATCTGTCGCACGCTCGTCCGGCGGCCTCGACCACAAGACAGCCTTCGAGAGCTACATGCGCCGGGGAGAAACTCATCTCCTCCGCGACTTTGAGGGCAAAGGTTTGTCGGTCGGCTCAGATACGGATGGCGGCTATCTCGTGCCAGAAGAGACCGAGCGCTCCATAAACAGAGCGTTGCGCAGTGTGTCTCCAATTCGTGCGATAGCCGATGTTCGACAAGTTTCCGGCTCGGTTTACAAAAAGCCGTTTGCAATTCCCGGCCCGGCTGCCGGTTGGGTTGGCGAAACCGACCCCCGGCCAGAGACGGATGGCCCCAAGCTGGCCGAGCTGTCGTTCCCGACAGCCGAGCTCTACGCCATGCCCGCAGCCACGCAATCGCTCCTTGACGACGCTGCAGTCGATATTGACCAGTGGATCGCAGAGGAGGTCCGGCTGACTTTTGCCGCCCAGGAAGGCACTGCTTTCGTCACCGGCGATGGCGTCAACAAGCCGATGGGTTTCCTCAGCTATCCGACGGTGGATAACGCGGCTTGGACTTGGGGTAAGATCGGCACGATTTCCACGGGCGTGTCGGGCGGCTTTCCCGAATCCAATCCTGCCGACAAGCTGATCGACCTGATTTATTCCGTGAAGGGCGGCTATCGCGCCAACGGCACCTTCGTGATGAACCGCGCGACACAGTCGGCAGTTCGCAAGCTGAAGGATGGGGACGGCACTTATCTCTGGCAGCCGTCGGCCAAACCTGGTGAGCCTGCGAGCCTGATGGGCTTCCCGGTAACTGAATCAGAAGATATGCCGGACATCGCGCCGGACAGCCCAGCAATCGCGTTCGGCGATTTTCGCCGCGGTTACTTGATCGTGGATCGCGTTGGCATTCGCGTGCTGCGCGATCCTTATAGCTCCAAGCCCTACGTGCTGTTCTACACGACGAAGCGCGTCGGCGGTGGCGTGCAGGACTTCGATGCCATCAAGCTGCTGAAGTTCAGCGCCTAGCAGACACTTCGGTCGCCTCGCGAGTGCGCCTCAATTCAGGCTCGCGAGATTTGCTCGCGTGGCCTCCTCCCACCGCGCGAGTGTGGGCGGGGTTGCTCGGTTGGATTTCCGAGCGACCCCGCCTGAAACTTTTTCTGCCCGCAATGGAGCCATCATGGGTCTCGTCTTGACGTCCGCACCCGCGGTCGAGCCGGTGACGGTGGATGAAGCCAAATGGTTTTTGCGAATCGACTACGACGATGAAAATTCTCTGCTTGCGAGTCTCATCACTAGCTCAAGGCTTCAAATAGAGGCGGCACTTGATTTAGCACTTATCACTCAGAGCTGGTCATGGACCTTCGATTCATGGCCGAAAGGAAATGTGCTCGAGCTGCCAATCGGGTTCGTGCGGTCGATCGAAGCTGTTCGGATAACGGCACGAGACGGGACCGTTAATGAAGTGTCTCCGGATCAATTTGTGCTCGAGGGGGGCCGCATTCCTCCCAGGCTCCTCTCAAAATCAGGTGACTGGCCGAAACCCGGCATTCCGGCGCTAGGCATCGAAATCGCGTTTACCGCAGGTTTTGGTTCGGAACCGAGCGATGTTCCGGAGCCGATACGTCAAGCGCTATTGATGCTGGTCGCGCACTGGTACGAGCACCGCGACCCGGCGGAGATCGGAGGGGCGGCGACCCGTATTCCCGAAGCGGTTTCGGCTTTGCTGAAGCCATATAGCAGGGTGCGGCTGTGATTGGTCTGCGAATTGGCGCTTTGCGTCGCCGGCTCCGACTTGAAGCTCCCTCGTACACGTCGGATGAGGGGGGGGGCGCTATCGGAGCTTGGAATACGGTGGCGACGTTATGGGCCGAAGTCATTCCCCTCTGGGGCGGCGAGGAGCTCCGGGCGGATGGTCTCCAATCCA